TGATACAATGCACCTGATACAATGCACCTGATACAATGCACCTGATACAATGCACCTGATACAATGCACCTGATACAATGCACCTGATACAATGCACCTGATACAATGCACCTGATACAATGCACCCAAAGCAGCGAAACAAGGTACAAATAAGCGCTTCTAAGAGCCTTAAATATATAACTGGCGCTATCTTGCAATGGCCAAAAAAGTACTCTAAAAAGCACCTTAAAATCGCTGCAGCGCCCATGTCACAACGTCATGACAGCCTGACCTGACAACGTGACGATCTGTCACATGACAACCTGACAAGATGACAAGCCAGAACATGACAACCTTTGGGAAGCCTTGCTATCACAGGGATTCGAGGACATGACACCCTGGCACATGACACCCTGGCACATGACACCTGACAACGTGACATGACAACGTGTCACCCCCAAGGGGTTGCCGTCGCCTGGGCTTCAACCGTCTATAATAATTTTTGGGGAATTTCGGACTCAATGGTGACTTTTTGTCATTGTATTTGCACAGTACTATAATAAGCATTAACTTTGCGACAGAATGGCAAGATTAGAAGGTCGAAGAAAGATGTTAAGAATATCGGATAGAAAGCCTCCTGGACCGGTTCCTCGCAAAAAGAGGAATAAACAGCCAAGGAAGAGAAGAAAACACATCAGAACAGCTCCATTAAAGGACAAGATAGATTTAAAGGTACCTTTTAATCGTAGTATTTCTAGGAAGGTTATTGTTCAATTTCAGAATACTTGCGAACAGTACGGTTTAGATTTGAATATCACCATAGAGGAGCTTATGAATGAGTTTAACAAGGAGTTTAAGGTATGAGTGATGAATTAACGCTTAGTGATACGGTAGAGTCTTTTAATCGGATGGTTATAGACGAGTATTATGTTAATGGATTCAATGGCACAAAGGCTATTAAGAAGTTCAAGCCTGATATAAAGGATTCGTCGGCAGCCACTATGTTTTCGGTAATGGTAAAGAGTCCGAAGGGCAAGGTTTACTTTGACGACAAGCGAACGGCTATCCGATCCTTGATTAATGTTGAGCAGGAGCAGGTTGTACAGCATTTGGTTCATTGGCTTCGTAGTGACGCTACTGATTATCTGTCGCTTACTCCGGAGGAGCTTAAAGCTTTACCACATGAGGCGAGGCAATGCATAGAGAGTATCACTCATAAGAAGAAGAAGTATACGGATCGCGAGGGCAATGATGTTGTTGAGGAGCAGATGGTTGTCAAGTTAATAAGCAAGGTTAAGGCTTTGGAGATTTTGAATAAGATGCAAGGTTATTATGCTATGGATAATATGCAAAAGAGTCCTGTTATGGATTTGAGCAAGGCTACTCCAGAGCAATTGAATACGGTTTTGACTTTAATGCAAGACCAAATAGGAGGGAATACTAATAGTGAAACAATAGATATATGAAAAAATTAAAACTTATTACGGCACTTGTATGTGTTATGACGTTAGCATTTAGTTGTGACGTATTGAAATCAATTAATTATGTAACTGTTTGCGCAGAGCCTGGAACAATCGTTGAGTTGTCTCGTTACGGAAAGTACAAAGTGAACAACAAGGAAGTTACAAAAAAAGAAGCCGACAGTTTATGTTTGAGCATTTCGTTTAAGCAGTACAAAAACAGATAAGTATGTTTATAGCTTCTATAAGTGTAGGAATATGTATAAATTTATTATTATTAATCTTTGATTGCGAAAAATTTGACTGATATGAAAATAAAAGAACAACACCCTATTTTACAAGCTGTATTTTGCGCTTTTAAGCGAGTTAAAGAAATGGTAAAGCGAAGCAAGCCTAGAATCGGTATTGATTACATTTGCTTAGAAGAGGCTGTAGGAAACAATGGTTGCAAAAAGAAGTGTGAATTATGCTCAGAAACTATGATAAAATAAGTGGACACGTTCTTGTACATATTATTTTTCGCTTGGTTACTAAGCAATTTAATGGAATAACAATTAAAACAACAGATATATGATTTACTTATGGATTGGAATTGGATTAGTAGTGCTTTTATTTACAGTATTTGCTCTTATAGGGCTTAAGGTAAAGGCTTATGAGCATCAAATAGAACAGGAATTAGCTGATTACGACGAGCATTTAAGAATAACAAAGCGTCACAAAGATATGGAGACTAAGCATTATGCTAAAACTCCAGCTATCGACGAGACTTACAGACACAAGACTTTTAAGAAATAACTTAATGGACTTAAAGAAGTTTAACAGTTTAACGCAGTCGATTAAACCGATTGATGTTAGGGTTGAATTATTCAAACAAGGCAACTTCGATTTCATTGTAAAGGGCGAAGCTCAGAATAGCGAGACAGGGGTTGCTGAGGGAGAAATAACCACCCATCACAAACAGAAACAAGCTCTGGAGATACTCACAGACAGGGTTCATGACCAATTCCTTTATGGGGGAGCTGCTGGTGGAGCAAAGTCTTGGACAGGAGTTTGTTGGATTGTGTTTTCGTGTTTAGCTTACCCAAATACTAACTGGTTCATTGCTCGTAATCAGATTAAGGATATTTCGGATTCTGTTGTAAAGACATTCAAGAAGGTTTGCCGGGAATACGGTATTGAGGATTTTAATTATAATTCTATCAAGGGTTATATTGATTTCCCTAACGGAAGTCATATAAATCTTATTGAGGTTAAGTACAAGCCGTCTGATCCACTTTACGAGGATATTGGTTCTACTGAATATACTGGTGGATGGGCAGAGGAAGTTGGTGAAATACACGAAAACGCTGTTAAAACACTTCAAACTCGTATTGGCCGTCAGCACAATAAGAAATATGGACTAAGAAAGAAGTTTTTCCTCACATGTAACCCAAAACAGAATTGGGCTAAGACAAATATTTACGATAAGCATCAGAATGGAGAGCTTGCTATTGAGAATAAGCGAGAAAAGACCATCGTTAAGACTTATTTAAACTGTTTAGTTACCGAAAACCCTTTTATTGAGCAAGATTATATAGACAACTTAAGAGCGCAAGCTCATGAGGACAAGGCTATGTATGAAAGACTATTTAATGGTAATTGGGATTACGAAGATAACCCATATCAACTAGCTGACCAGGAAATGATTGACTCGATATTCGAAAACGACCATGTTCCTTTAGGAAAAAACTTCATAACAGCCGATGTTGCTCGTTTTGGTAGTGATAAAGCTGTAATAATAGCATGGAAAGGATGGGTTGCTGTTGAAATTCTTACTTTTGACTTTAGTAAGATAACAGATATCGCTCACGCGATCTTATACTTAAGAAACAAGTACAAGGTTCCTAAGTTACGGTGTATCGCAGATGTTGATGGTGTCGGAGGTGGTGTTGTGGACATTGGTGGTATAAAAGGATTCATAAATAACGCTAAAGCTATTAGGGTTGGTCGACAAGGTGAAAAGACTCCAAACTACCGTAATTTACAAGTGCAATGCTTGTATTACCTTGCAGAACAGATAAATAAAGGTGAAATCGATATTAGATGCGACCTAACCACTAAGGTACAGACTGATATCAAAGTTGAGTTGGCCCAGATACAAAGTGTGCCTAATGAAAGGGATGGAACTAAGCTAGATTGCAAGCCTAAAGGTAAAATTAAGAGCGATATTGGACGTTCTCCTGATTACAGGGATGCTTTATTCATGAGAGCCTGGTTTGACATAGCTAAGACTAAAAAAAGCTTCCTTGGTTCTAGAAAAAGAGAAAATATGTGATATAGTGTTATTATATAGAAAAAATTCTATACCTTTGCTGACACACACATTTTAAATAAATGACTTTAGATAATAGTACGGTTATTAAGCTAATAGAAAAGGGTGTCTCTCCGGAGATTAAACTTTCTAGAAAAAGAGCTAAGAAAAACCGAATGCATGTTACAGGAAAAGGGGTTTCAGACTTCCTTATTAAGCTGGACGACTACGAAACTCATGCACAGAAATTATTAAGAGAGAAGTTAGTTAAATCAAACCGTTCTCTTTTCTCATTTATACTAAGGCCGGTTGATAAAATATTCACAGCGAAAGGAGGTAGCATATCTTACAATCTAAATCAAGGTGGAATAGACCTTTTAAAATCTAGCATAAGCACTACTTCCGATGTGCTTGATATCAAGAAATTCTTAAAGAAGGTTGTAAAGAAGCAATATGTTATCGATCCTAATGGTGTTTTGTTTATTGACGTAGATGACGAAGGTAAGCTAGAGACTCATGTTGTTAATACAGAAGAAATACTATGGTATTCCAACAAAGGGAATAACGTAGAAGCTATTATATTTGAATCTCACAAAAAGAAGCTATCTGAGGTTGATGAACAGATTTACAGAAATCTTGGCAACAACGAACAAGGGGAATCCTACTTAAAGATACAACAAGAGAAAAAATACTACAGAGTAATAGACAAGTATACTGATAGAATATTCACTAATGAGGGAGGCACATATGTAGAGGTAGTTGCCGATAGAATGGATAACTTCTTTGGTTTTGTGCCTGCTCGTATATTAGGTGATGAAAAAGACCCTAACTACGAGGTTTTTGAAAGTATTATAGCTGATGTAGTAGAAGATGCTGATGCATTACTTAGGCTTGTTTCAACAAGTACTGTTCACGACTTAGCTCACTTATATCCTAGATATTGGTCTTATGCTCAAGCATGTACCAGGTGTGACGGAGAAGGAATGGTGAACACGCTTATTAGCGAAGGAGCTGGTGAAGACCCTGATGTATTTGAGTCTACTACATGTGGTTCATGTGGTGGTAGTGGAGCTAAGACTAGAACTAATCCTAGTGATGAAACAGTAGTTCCTTTACCTCAAGTTGACGACCCAATAGTAGCTCCTAATCTAATGGGATTTGTTAGTCCTGATTTACAGACAGCAAAATTCTATGTAGAGAAGATGGACAAAGACAGAAATAGAATGTTTCAGTCTATGTGGGGAACAACTTACGAACAAGGTGGTAAAAGAGAAACGGCTACTGGTCGATTCTTAGACGCACAGCCAGTACAAGACAGATTAAGAGATATGTCTGAAACATTTGCTAAACTACATAAGTTTATGATAGATTGTTTCGGAAAGGTTGTATTAAGGGATAACTCTTATCAAAGTTCTGTTTCTTACGGAATGAGATATATCTTAGAAAGTCCTGATGATATACTTAAAAAGTATACTGACACCGTGACAAAAAACGTGTCAGACGCTGTTATACTTGATTTGAGAAAGCAGTATTTCGACGCTGAGTATCAAAATGACGCTGTTGAGTTATCAAAACAAGACAAACTGTCAAAAATAGAGCCTTTTCCTACTTCAAGTGTAAAAGATATACTATCTTTAGCTGGTCTTTCGGATCAGGATAAAATTAAGAAAGCATACTATGCTGATTGGCTTCAGTCCTTAACAGAAGCTCAGAAAACATTACTAAACATATCTGAGTTAACAGAGAATTTTAACAATTACATTAACAATAAAACAATTAAACAAAATGAAACAATTTAAGTTCCTTGTAGAAGAACTACACAGAGGAGAATGGACTCCGTTGCTAAACACTAGCAAAAAAACAGGCGAGAAGACTCAGAAAAGGGTTTTTATAACCAAAGACGAAGCTGAAATAATGAATCGTAACAAAAACGCTTACCGAAGACGTTATATTTTAGCTGAAGACCAAAAGCCAACAGCTAAAAAAGACACAGCTAAAAAAGAAGCTACTTCTGGAAAAGCTAAATCAGCTTCAGCTCCAACGTTTACTGAACTTGAACTTGAAGAATTAAGAAATGCTTATTCAGAGAAATTTGGGAAGCAACCTCACCCTCAAATGGGAGGTATTAAGTTAACCGAAAAAATAAACGAATAAAAGATGAATAAAAAAGTCCTAGATGCATTAGCTTTATCGCTTGGCATCGACGCTAAGATACTAGCACAGTCCTTGTCTTCTGAAAACGAAGATGAAAATATCACATTACCAACATTGTTTACTCAGTCTCAAGTTGACGAGATTAAGACAAACATAGGTAAAGATAAGTATGACGAAGGAGCTACTGCTTCAAGAGAAATGCTTTTTAAAGATTTAAGCGACAAAGGCGGTTTACCTGAAAGGGTAAAAGACCGTGATGGATTCTTGAATTCTTTTAAAGCTCTTATTCTTAAAGACGCAAAATTAGAGCCTGATGCACAAGTAAAAGAGTTGGAAACTTCTATAAGCAAATTACAAGGGATTATAGCTGAAAAAGAAACTGAATACTCTTCTCTTGAGAATACAATGAAGACGAATGCAACTAAGAGTGATGTCACTTCAATGATACCGAATCTTGCCGAGGCAATAGGGTTATCTAAAGGTGAGGCCACTAGTTTATTTTTCTTATCGCATGAAGTAAAAGAAGATGGTATTTACCAAAATGGGAACAAGCTAAAAGACACTAGCGAAAAAGATTTAACCCTTTCAGAAGCTGTAGCAGGATTTGTTAACAGCAAAGGATGGGATAAAGCTCCGGTGATTACTGGTCGTGGTGGTGGAAGTGGCAATAACCAAGAAGGTCAAACAGCATCTACATTAGCTGAATACGAAGCTATTCTTAAGGAGAAAAATATTAATGTAGGTAGTGAAGAAGCCAATGCGCTACTTAAAGAAATGGCAAAAGAGAATCCTGAAATATTAAACTAATAAAAAGTTATGGCGAATCTTACAGACACGCAATTATTAGCTGCTATTACAAAAGCTAGTAATAATTTAATTGACAAAGGGGAGTTTAGAGACTACCAACATTCAGCGACAAGGTTGTTATTGGCTGGGGAAAACGATACTTTCCGTAACCTTAACGCTCTGAAGCAATCTGATATCCAACCAACAAAGGTTGATATAAACACTAGAGTTTATACAGCTTCAGGATCGGCAAAATCAGCTTCTCACGCAGCAGCAGCTTTCCCGGATTCTTTTGTTAAGGATATTACTTACGTTCGAATGACGCAAACATTCAAAGTTTCAACGAAACAAGCTGACATGAACAGATTATCTTATGAAGATATCTTACAACATGAAATCAAAAACAAGCTTATTTCGCTTTATACTGATTTATCTACAGCGAATTTAGCCTGGTTAAATACTAACCGTTCTGAAGTAGGTGCTGATGGGTTAATGGTATTTGATGAAGTTACGAATGACCAATACGACAATGCTTTAGCTGATAAAGACATGGTGTTTGAATATGCTAAGTCGACTCAAGCTTTAAACAAGTATAATAAAATGAATACTGTTGCTGTTGGTGACCAACGTATGGCTGCTGACTACAGAAAGTTAGCTTCTAACGGACGAACTAATGCTGATAACACAGAATATTCATTAGCTGGTATTACTGTCGTAGAAGAGCCTCAAATGGCTATTGGAGCAGATGCTACAATGTTCATGTGGGAGCAAGGATTAGTAGGTATGACTACTTGGAACGAACCGTTAAACCGTAGAGGAACTGGTAGTGTTGGAGCAAACGAAGGTTTATTCACAACAATGGTTGATCCAGCATTTGGATTTAACTTAGATATGCACGTTAAACGTAACGTTGCTGACACGGCTGCTTCAGGTGGTAATGTTCAGGATGTTGTTGACGAGTATGAAATAGCATTAACATACGCTATTGAAGGTTCTTGGTTGAATTCAGCTACAGAAACTCATATCTTTAAAGTAGTTCAAGCTAACTCATAAGTATGACTCTAACAGAACTATCATTAGAACTAGTTAAACGAATCGGTTGGAGGGAAGACGGCACAATAGACTTCTCTCTTTCAGCCGAGAATGTACTTTCCGAAAGTGGTTCAAACTTTCAGGATGAACACAGCGCTATAACTCTAGAAAACGTTTTAGAATGTCAACCTATAGCTGGTATAAGCGAGGCTGATTTTCAGACTTATCTAGAAGTTATTAAGAAGCAAGCTGTTACTCAAGTTCTTAATGATAGTTTTGAAAGAGATACTGTAGACGATAACTTACTAGTGTTATACCCTAGAGGATTCGATAAGGCAATCTCATTGAGAATGGTTATCGTTATTTCGGAGTTGATTTCAACTTCACCAAGAAAGAACGGTATCAAACGTCTTACCGAAGAATTCTTAGGTAGATTAAATTATGATGTATTTCGTTCAGCTCCTAACAAGTTTGCTATTAGAGGCGCAAACTACAATTACACGTTAGGTGTTGCAACTAGATACGGATATGAAATTGAATCTGTCCAAAGAAGGTTTGGCACACAAAGAAATCTATTAAAAACAATAACTAAAGGGCAAGTCTCAGGAACTATAACTCATGAACAATAGTCTCACTAATCCGTTAGGCATAGATGTTGATATCGAGAATATCAAGAATACTTTATATGATTTGCTTTCAGCGAGCGTACAAGGTGACATTTCAGCTTATGGTAGAGTCTATAGGAATGAGCATAGCTCGGACGCAAACTCTAACGCTATTAACCCAGAGTGGTATAACGCAACAAAAGGAGACTATGTAGATGTTTATTACGATGATGATTATTCATTGGTATTCGCATTTATTGAGAATCAACAACACAAGACTAAGGACGAGAATAAGTTTCTTGCCGAAGTTAAAGTTGTATTCATGTTAGACCTTGAGAAAGCTTATGCTGGAACTGAAAGAGAAGACCAAAAAATCCAACAAGATGTTATCGCTATATTGCGTGACAATGCGTTTGAGAGGTTTGAAATAACAGGGATTACTAAAGGGATTAAGAATGTTTTTCAGGGTTTTGAGACTTCAGGAATTAGACTAAGTGATACGCAACCGTTTCATTGTTTTAGTGTTAACCTGGATTTAAGTTATTATATTAATGAGCAATGTTAAATAAAAGAAATGGATAAAATAGAACGCAAAAACAAAAAAGGCACTCGTCAGAAAAGCTTAGTAGCTATTGAGAGTTTACCTGAAGACCAGGCAGAAGTCGTGGTTACTTCAAAGAAAGTCGATTCTCCTAAAACCAAATCATACACCGTTACTCGTAGATTTAAAGTAGGTGAAGTTTGGAAAGAGAAAGGCGAAAAAATAAAATTAACGGCAGAAGGATTTAGATATCTGAAAGCCACCCAAAAAGTTAAATAAAATGGCAATATTAAACACAATTTACAATTTAGTGCTATGTGGCGCTGGTGCAGTTTTCGGAACAGGCACGAAAGGATGCAAACAATTTATCAAGAAAGCTACAGCATTGTGGTTCACTCCTGATGGATTTGAATTTGATGGTGCGAGAACACTAGATCAGACTTACGTACAAGAAGTACAGGCTGAAGGTAATTTAATTATCTTAAAAGGAGCTAAAACATTCTCTGATAATTCTTCAGAAGATGTTATTGAAACTTTAGAAGACGGAACCAAGCAAGTAGCAACATTAGGTATGTATGAGTTCGCTCTTACGTTTATTAATGGTATGGCTTTTCACGCAGCTTTACACTCTTTAAATAGTTTTGGTGCTTACAACGTGTTATTTGTGGACAGGGATGGAAACATCTTAGGTACAAAATCAACTACTGGAAGTCTTAGAGGATTTACGATAGGTATGTTACAAGCAATGAAGTTATCATTCCCTACTGATTCAGTTGGTCAGAAAGAAGGTTTAGGCTTTCAAATGACTGAACGTGGTGAGTTAGATCGTGATTATCTTTATATTTCTCAGAAGGAACTTAGTGGTTACCAACCTCAAAAAGAAGACGGTATCAACGAAGTTGTTCTTACGTTCGACGCTGTGCCTGCTGATTTAGGAACAACTATTGTTGTTAATGCTAAGTCTAAACAAAACCAAAACGCATGGGTTGGTGGTTTAACAACAGATTTCTTAATCACTAGAAATGGTGTTACTGAATCTCAAACAGTTGTTGAAAGTCCAGAAGGTACTTACACGTTTACCGTGGCTGCATTAGCTGCTAATGACATAATCGCTATTCGATTATATGATTCAGCAGAAAACAATACAGTTATCTTAAAAGATACTGACTTATATCAGTCTCAATTAGCTAGTGCTACAACAGTATAGTACGAATTAATTGTAGAATTTTTAAAAAGCCTTTGATTAAGTTCAGAGGCTTTTTTGTACCTTTACATTATGAATGTTACAGAACAAGTTCTAAAGAACTTAGCGAATATAAAAAAAATGATACCTCAATGGGGTAAAGAGGCTGTTATTGCTAATAAGCAAGAGATTATTGATTTAGTTAAATATGGCCAATTAAACAAAGGTAAAAACTCCTTAGACATGGCTTTAGAGCATGCTGATGGAGACGGAACATATGCTCCTGATACTGAAAGATTTGCCGAAGCTCAAAATGTTTACACTCCTAAAACTCCAGGAATGGCTTACAACTTCTACTGGACAGGAGAAACTTTTGAAAACATGTACTTAGACTCGGTGAATGTTAATGAATCTACATATGATATTGGTACTGTAAGAGGTAAGCAATCACTACTTGAATCGATATACGGAGAGATATTCGACCTTACTGAGAAACATAATCATAAAGTTAACGTTGAAATCATAGAGCCTTTCTTGTTAAATAAAATAAATGCGCAAATGCTTGAATTCTAAAATAAATTACTATCTTAGCAGTCACTTCACTTATGTATTTTTCATTTGGAAGGTTTTGAAAGTTGTTTATCCCTCTTGGTGGTTCTTGAGGGATTTTTTTGTATATTTGCTGAAGCTACCAAGTAATCGCCTTTTACGAAAGGACTACACCGATTACAATTCCTCCGATCCTAGAAGGAAAGTCATATTAAAAATCTAAAAACATATAAATGAATTTATACAAAGATTGTAGTGATTTACCGATTTACAATTTCGATATTATTTACAAGTCACAAGACTTTAACTACTTAGTGGTTGAATTTGATGGATATAACGAAGTGTCTATACCTAAAAACGCTAACGAGCGCTGGCAAGCTATTAAAAAAGAATGGGCTGAACTGATAGATGATAATACTGTTGCATACTATCATCAGCTAATGTCTGAAGTTGTTTACCTACAGACCAGGTATGAAGTATCAGGTATGTTTTTAAAGGAAATATTTGAGAGGGAGATGCATGAAGAAACTTTAGAAGTTTACATAGAAGCTTTAGGCGAATGGGGTTATAAGTGGAATCGTAAAGCAAAGAAGTTGGTAGAAGTAAAAAGACTACTACAGCAAAGAAAATCTAGCGAAAATAAGCTAGGGATAAAGCTAGACGAGTTAAAGGAATTGCAAAAAGAAAACGAATTAGCCGGAGAAGAATCAAGTATAGAAAAGCAAGCGGTTCTACTTGAACAGATAACAGGCAAGAACAACATCGATATCAAGACTACAAGTGTTAAGAAGTGGCTAGAAATAAATAATATAGCTAACGAAATTAACGAAGAAAGACGAAAATCAAATGGGTAATAATTTTCAAGAATCGAAGGACGCAGCACTAGCAATGGTTTCAGCCATTGAACAGGGTGTATTGGCTTTAAACGATACGATAACTAAGCTTAATGCTAATGCAAAACAATTCGCACAACAAGGGTTAGGCGCTGAAAATCAAACTGCGAAAATAAAAGAACTTGAAGGAGCTTTAAAGTCTTTACAGAATACTGTGAATTCACAAGGTTCTAAAGAGACTTCTTTATGGCAAAAGAAGTTAGAAAATATTGCTAAATTCCAGAATAGTGTAGTAGGTTTAACGGCTGCTGAAAAGAAGAGACATGATAAAATAGTTGATTATTACACAAAACAAGACGCTTTAGTAAAAAAAGATATAGCTGCTGAACAAGCTAGATTAAATAACATTGCTAAAAATCAAAATGCTATACAAGGATTGTCTGAGGCAGAGAAGAAAAGACATGATAAAATAGTTGCTTATTATGATAAAGAAGATGCGTTAATAAAAGCTCAAAAAACAGCTAGAGAAAAAGGTATATCTGGTCAGGTAACAGCGCAAATGAAGGAGGATGCTAACGCTATTGGTAGAACTAGTGATTCCTTAAAGAAGCTTAATGAAGATTATAAGGAATGGGAAAAAACTTCAGCAAGAGACGCAGCGAATTCAAAAAAAGCTGTACAGAATAAGCTAAAAGAAGCTGATGCTATACAAAGAAACAAAGAAGCATTACAAAGGCAGAAAGCAGCTTATATTGAAATGAACAGGCCATACAACAAGTTGGTCGAAAAGCAAAAAGAAGCTAAAAAAGTTCTTCAAGACTTGATGACTACTCAAGGAAAGAACTCAAGAGCAACTAGAAGAGCGCAAAAAGAATATGATAAGCTAACAAATAGAATAAACCACGCAAACTCGGCTACACAAAAGTTTACTAACACAGGCTTAAAAGGCGCTATGAGAGGGGTGCGAAGTTTGGTTTCAGCTTTCGGACTTATTGGAGGTGCTACATTATTTGCTGGCCTAATAAAGAATGCTTTTTCTTTAACGAAGAAGTTGGATTCCATGAGATTCTCTATGGAAGCTGTTATAAAAAATACATATGAATTACATCAAACCACTAGTTTTCTTAGAACTACGGCTCAAGCTTATGGTGCTGATTTAGTTACTATAACAAATAGATACATTAAGTTTAGAGCAGCAACTCAACAAGCTGGTCTTACAGCGATGGCAACGCAAAGGATATTTGGAACAATGACTAAAGCTGCCGGTGTACTTGGTCTTAAAAAAGATGAACTTCAAGGTATATTCTTAGCGTTAGAGCAAATGGTTTCTAAGGGTAAGATAACGACAGAGGAACTTCGTCGTCAGTTAGGGGAAAGACTTCCTGGTGCTATGGATATTATGGCGAACTCTATGGGTGTAACCACTAGGGAACTTGATGAAATGCTGAAGAAAGGAGAGGTTATCACTAAGGATGTACTTCCTAAATTTGCTGAACAAGTTGAGATTGCATTTGGACTAAATACTGTTGATAAAGTAGAAACACTACAAGCCGCTGTTAGTAGACTAACAAACGCATGGACTATATTGGTAGAGGATTTTGGAAGGGATAACTATGTGTCCGAAACTTTAATGAGAATAATTGACGGAATAGCTTCTAATTTAGGCACTTTAGTAAAATGGATATACCAAGCTATAAAAGCATGGGCTATTTATAAAGGGATAATGATTAGTCTTACCGTTGCTAGTAGAGCTTATGTAGCTGTTACAACAGCGATGACTATAGCGACAGCGTTATTTAAAGGAGGATTACGAGCAGCGAAGATAGAAATGATAGCTTTAAATGTGGCTACAAAGGCTAATCCTATTGGTCTTTTAATCTCAGCATTATCACTTGCTATTGGTCTTTTAATCTCTTTTTCAGACGAACTAGATGGATCAGCTAAAGCTCAAAGAAACCTGAACAAAGCAATTGAAGACGGTGATAAGTGGGAGGCTAAACAAGCTGCAAAAAGAACTGCTAAGATGGAGAAGGAGATAAAAGAAATAAGAGATAGGAGCCAAGCACAGATAGATGCAGCAAAAACAGAACTAGAGATAAATAAAGCTAAAGCCAAGATTATTGATGAACAAATAGCATATATCGAGAAGAAGCAAAGAGCTGTACAGCAAACTATTGATGATGCGGCAGAAGATGAAGACAAATATATAAACGTAGACGAAGGTGGCACAAGAGGTTTAAATCCAAAAACAGTTACCGGAGTGGCACTACCAGCGGATTATGAACCTGGGCCATTAACTATCATGGAAAAAAGAGGGTTAGAAGAGGTAAAAGCAACCATAAAAGGTTACGAGCAGACTTGGCTTGATTACGAGGATATAATAGGTAGGTTAGAAAACGATAAAGGGAAGCTTAAAACTTCCGACAGAAGAGAACTCAAGGATGTTCTTCAAGATTTAGAAGATATAGAGGCTGAAAGACAAAAATCTATTGCTCCTGAAGCTCCGGATATTCTAGATAGGATTGATGTGCTTAATAAAGAAAAGGAAGCATGGGAACGGTTAAATAAAGCTAAAGGAACGGATGAAGAGTCTAAAGCTAAACATGAACTCGACAAGATTTATTTACAAACCAATATAGATGCTCTAAAAGAGCTTACTGAAAACACGGATTTATCTTTAAAAATGCGATTAGAAGCTAATGAACTCCTTGTCGTAGAAGAAGCGAAACTCGCTGAGTTAATTAGGGATTATGGTATAGAAACCACTAAAGGAGGTGCTGAATCTAAAAAACTAATAGAGAAAAAGTTTGTTAAGGAGAAAGTAGCAATAAACTTAGCTGGGCAAGAAAGAATTAAAACCATAACAAAAACACATATCGCAGCCGAATTAGAAGACTTAAGACTTGCTACACAGAAAATGACAACTTGGCAAACTAACGCTATAACTGCTGAGAGAAACAGACTTATATCTCAAGGTCTTTCTAGAGAGAAAATTGAGAAAAAAATGCTTGATTTCACTAAAGAGATACAGAGAGAAGGGTTGATCCATTATTTAGAAATGAGTAAAGAGAAGTTAATAGCAGCTAGACGAGAAGCAAAAGCCATGGGTATGTATGCAAAAGCTGCATCTATTTCTGATGATATCGCGAACCTGAATGCTCAAATTTCTGAATTAAATATGCCTGATAGTGAGGACGCTAAAGGAATAGAGGCAGCAAGTAATGCTATGAGGGAATTCTTTAATAGTTTTGCTGGAGATGTGTTCTCAGAAGCCGGTCTTGATACGTTCAATGAAATGTTTAATAACTTTCAGTTAAACGAAATCACAGGACAATGGGAGAACATGTGGACTGTTATGGAGAGAGCTGCTGAAGAAGGAATAGAGAAGTTTGCTTTCCATTTTAATCAAATTGCTGAAATGGCTCAAGAGGCTTTTAACTTTATTTCAAATTTATCTAATCAAGGATTTGAAGATGAATACGAAAACCTTGAAAGAGAAAGAGATATAAAGATATTATTTGCTGGTGAATCAGCTTCAGCACAAGAAGAGATTGATAGACAGTATGAAGCTAAAAAAAGGAAGATACAAATTAGAGAGGCCAAAGCTAAAAAACAACAGGCTATTTTTAATGCGAATATTGATGGAGCGCAAGCTATTATCGGTGCATGGGCTAATCCAGGATATCCTGGCGCTATTGCCTTAACTGCTGTTATTGCTGGGCTTACTGTAGCAAAGATTGCAGCTATATCATCACAATCAGTACCTGAGTATTTTAGAGGTACAATGAATGCTCCTGAAGGTTGGGCAATGGTAGATGAAAAAAGACCTGAAGTACACACAGATAGACAAGGTAACGTAAAGAGTTACGGTGAAAGCAAAGCCAATATGAGGTATCTTGAAAGTGGTGATAAAATCTATAAATCTAGAGAGTTACACTTTAAGGAAGAGCTTGGTGGAGTGTTAATGGATAATGATATCACTGCATACAACATGAACAACTCAGCTACACCTATAGTGAACGTTCAGAGAAATTCTAATGAATCCGTTGTTAGAGAATTAAAGTCTCTTAAATCGGCTGTAAACAACAAACAAACGTCTGTTGTAAATATAGATAAAAATGGTTTTGCTACAAGCATGAGGAACGGAAACACAACAACTAATAAGCACAATAACATTCTAACATTAACCGGTAAAGGAGTATAATGAGCGATCCTATAGAACATAAAGAATTTACGCATTTTCTTAATTTCAAGAATGACGACACAGGAAGAATACAAATAAGTGAGCCTGTAAAGTTTGATGCTAGTGAGTTTAATATCATACAAAACTCTGACGGTTATGCTAGGGATGTGACTTTCATGAATAGCGAGATTGATTTAGAGTTTATTAAAGGGTATTTTGAGCCAGCAGAAACACCATACACATTACCTAATGGAATTATAGTGGATATGCTAGGCCATTTACTGCCTTTCATATTAGAGTATTATAAAAACTTTGGATTCGAAAGCGAAGTCGAATATATCTTAGAAAGAAATGGTGTTGAATTTATATTAGGAGTCTTGAACTTTGAAGGTTCTGAGACTGATGAACTAACGTATTTTAAGTGTAAAGTTGTACAAGATACGCAAAGAGCCATAATTAAACGAAGAAAAAGCATAAAAGTTGATGTTTTTAGTGATTTAAACGTAGATGGAGAGGCTATAGAGCCTTTGACTTCTGAAAAAATACTGTTAAAAGCGAAGCCTTTTACACAGAGCAGTCTATGGGGAATACAGGGAGAAGTAGGCTCATATCAATTTGGCACACCAAATGATATAAGGTATTTTGTGAACCCTTATAATAATGTTATAATAAATGGCATAGAAAATGATTTAAGTTATATTGATAGAGGGTTTTATACTACAGGAAGTTCCTCTGACCAATATATCTTTGAAAACAGATATGACATGGGTTGTATTGATGCTAAAAACACTTTAACAGAAGGAGTTTTAAACTATAAAGATGTTCGCGTATCCTTATATATACCTACTAATGAAAACATAGAAGATAATTGGAGGCTAAATGATTACGCAGAGCTTTTTATGTGGGCATTTAAAACCCCTACACAGGAGGGCAACACCCCTTCTTACACTAGTGATTTTACAATGCAAAACTTCTCAAGCCCTCTAATGGATGTTCAATACATGGGTATTGAATCTTATAGTGTTCCCGGTGTTTTTACAGCAACAAATCAAAAAAGATACGACCTCACAATCACAGACCTATCTATACCCTTGCCGGATATTGAAAACGGTGAAAGACTTTCAATTATACTTCAATTAACAAGAATTCTTACAGGATATGTATGGAGGTCTGGAGAACAGACAATTACATACACCTCAACTGCAATAGACAGCGTAATAAAAGGTGTTAGATATATTGATTTATTAAAGCAAGCAATTAAAAGCACTAGTGGAGGATTAGAGACTTCAGCTCCTAAATGGGAAGTAGGTGGAGAATTCTACGACCAATTTGCTTTTAGTGGTAATCTAATAAGACAAAGAGACGACGAGCCATTTTATATAACCTATAAGGATCGTAGAGAAAACTTAATGGAAGTAAATGCCGATTGTCAAATAAACCCTGAAGAAGCATATGTAGGACAATACAATGACTTCTACAGCAATGTGGATAATGGTGGATTCTTTTTAGCTCCTAGCGAGGAATTTATGTCTAGATTCAATGAAAGGTATGCTATAAATGAATTCAACTTTAAGTACAAGAATTTTGAAAAAGACAAGGACGAGTTAAACACTATCGACGCTGTTCATACGGAATCACAATGGAGTATAGCTAATAGACAAGTACAGAATTCTAAGCAGATAAATATATCAGATATTCGCGATCCATTTAAGATTGAATTCCAAAGAAAGAAGGCCACTAAAGATTCTACAGCTCTAGATACAGATAATAAAATATCAGTATTAGATGTTATAGAAATTGCACCAGGTACATTAGGAGGATTTGTTAAAAACCTAATCCATAATGTAGATGATGATGGTAATCTTCAATTGTTAAATGACTCTTCATTTGATTGGGGATTATTAGGCTTTAATTTAGGTGATACCTTTATTATAAACAGCGATGATAACGAAGGAACATACACGGTAATAGAAATAGAAAGAACTATACTTAAGTTGTCAGGCGCTCCAAGTCTTATAGGAACTTTTCTTACAGATGTAAGTTATCCATTATCAGACGTAGTATACACTAATAGAACTGATGAAGGTTTTTCGCTTATAGAAAATATTGACAATCCTTCTAACTTCTCCAACCTTCTTTACACGATTAGAAGAAACATGAAGCATTGGGAGAGCTACATTAATACGGCTGCTAGTTATATAACTCAATCAATAAGAAATACTTTCTTTGAAAGTAATGGTGAGCTACTTACTCGTTTTGGAGCTGACGGAATAGTATATGTGGAAAATGAAGCTATTAAGTTAGATACTTTAGAACCTAAGATTCTAACACCTAAGATATACGAACTACCTATAATCGTTGATTATGAGGAGGCTCTAAATATCATTAAGAAATACGAAGACGAAGCTACTTTGGGTGGCTTTCTTAGAATTCAAAACAACAATGGAGCGATGATAAAGGTATATCCTGTTAAGTTTGGATATGTTTGGCAAACAAAAGTATTAACATTATACGCTGAAGAGAAGAGTGTGAGCGACTTCACAACTATAGATAAAATAGGAAGCTTAATAGTTATTAACGAAGTTGGTTACGACCAAGAGATATTGCCTGAGATATTTTGGGATATAACAGGAGATTATTTGCTTATTAAGGATAATAACACGGTAAATATAATTAATTTGACTAAATTTGACAAAGTAAAAGTAAATGGTGTTTCTTTTGCCAATGTTGAGGATTTAGCTCAAGCATTAACAGATTTATAATGGATAGAAGTTTTATAAAATTAAATAACACGCTTGCCGAAGCTTTATCTTTAGGTGATTACAAGACTACGCAAATAGCTTACCATTTTAGCGTACAGTTATCTCCTACAGAAAGCTATCTCCAGATAACTAATAATGCTACAGGAGTTGTTTTTAACGGAACATATAAAGTAGAGACTATTGATAGGGATGGAAAAGTTTTAGATGACGTTACTCCTAACGTGTTTATAGAGCAATACACAGACTCAAAGGGAGTGACCCAGTGCGCTATAGAGTATATAAATCTAACCGTTGACTATCACGGTAGAGCTGTAATGCTTAAACTAACAAACACTACAAATAATAATTCTTACTATTCGAATCCATTAAAGATTACTAATAAGAACATAGAGAAAACCATTAGATTTGACTATAAAAACTTTAACAGTCTAGAAGGTATTGATTATCAAATAGTACCTTACTACCAATCTATCAGAATATTTTGCGAGTATGTAGGAGTTATAGATAATAGCGAAGTTGGTGAATACTTTCAAATATCCACCGGGAACACTATCTCTAACAGGCTTCTAGAAAAAACAGCTCATGACTATGTATTAGAAAGGATTGACCTACAAACATATACTGCTTTAAAGAAGACGTTTGCTCATGACGAGATTTACATCGATAATATAAGAGTATCAAACAATCCATTAATAAAAGAAAATGGTAGGGTCGGAAAAACTAATCAGTTTGGAGCTAGTTTTAATTTGTATAGAAACGAATCTGACATATATGTTTACGACTATCAAATATTCTCAGGTGGGTTATCATTAGTTAGCACTCAAGTCGCAATGGATTCTGTTTATACTACTTGTACTGTAGACCCAAATTTAGAAATGAATTTCAATGTGCCTGTAGAATTAGGGGTGGGTACAATAAAGATATATGACGCACTTGGGTCACTTCCAATAACACCACTAGTGACATACACCGAAGCAGACATGACTATTGTTAGTAACCAACTATCAATACCTAATGTTTTTGGAGATGGAAACGACATACCTTCTATCGGAAGTTACTACATCTTAGTGTCTCCAGGATTAGTTTCAGCGATAGGGATACCTTATGTTGGAATCGTAAACGACACGCAATGGAGTTTTGTGTTTTCTGTCGGTCAATATCAAGGAACAAATTACGATAATAACGAATACTTAGTTGATTGCTTAAACCCTTTAACTAGCAACTTATCTTTATTCTACAAATTCAACGAATTAAGTGGAACTACTGCTTTGGATAGTAGTGTTAATAGTAATGAGGGAACATTAACACAAGGTGTGGCTGGACAAGGCACCCCAGAACTTAATCAACTTGGGGTTATAGATAAAGGTTATCGATTTAATTACAATGGAGCTTACGGTCAAAGTGTAAATGTTCCTTCGTCTTCTCAATTAAGTTTTGGAGCTGACCCATTCTCTATAGAGATTTGGTTATATCCCTTTCAGTCTTTTGGTAGGCCTTTAAATAAGTTTTACGAAAACACAGGCCAAGGGGAGTATAAAATGATTTACCAAAGTGGGTGGATGACTTTCTATGCTTATACAGATTCAGGTAATTATTTGGTTTGTGGCGACAATGGTAATACGGTTACAAATGCTTGGAATCAGATATTTATTACTTATGACGGTAGTGGTGACGCAAGTGGTTTAAAAATGAGAATAAACGATGTGGCAGCAAGTGAGAGTTCTAGTGAACAAGGTAATTATACCGGAATGCCTTTAACAAGTTATTTCCTAAAAATAGGAGATCAGAACGGTGGTTTAACAAATAATAAATTTCAGGGTAACATGGACATTTTAAGAATATGGAAAGGTTACGAAGTAACAGAAGCAGAAATAACAGCACTCTATAACGGAGGCGCTGGAACAGAAAGTTAATTAATAATAAATTATGGCAACAAAAGCAGAGATTAAAGCAAAAATACAAGCACAGCTAACGCTGAATGCTGGTTTAACAACACATGCACAGCATGAAGAATTCCTACATACTGAAGTAGAAAGTGTCTTAGAGTCACTATACCCTGAAGTAATAGTTGAAACACAATCTACAGGAACCATAACCGGTAGCAATGCAATAATGGATTACAATGCTATTATCACAAAGATAGGAAGGCAAGTTACAATAAAAGGAGCGACCACAAACGTTTCCGGTGTGTCACAGACTTCTCCAATTATATTCACGATTAACCAAGCCGACACTAGTTTCGTTCAAGATAGTAATGTCATACTATCAATATTTGGCCTTTCGAACTATATAGCAAATGGAGTTGGTAGAACAGTATTTACTTCAGAGGAAGTCGGTATTACTTTATTAAGCACTGGAGATGTATTTATAAGAGGCGCTTTCGGAGCTGGTGAAACAGCCACATTTGAAATAACATATAACACACTAAACTAAGATGATACAAACTACAAGAAAAGCAGTTAATTACAGCGACAACATAATAGACCCATACCTAGCGTTTAACAACGCTGGCTCATGGACGGTACCATCAGGAACAGGAAGCGCTATTCATTCAGAGGACTTTGTTTTTGAAGGAGAAAGAGCTTTGAAGATACAAAATACCGACTTAGCGAACCCTATAACAGTTTCTAATAGTATACAAGACACAATTATATCTCTAAAAGCTGGTAGATGTTTATTGTCTTTTTACATGTATAGACTTTCAGCTACTGACGACTATACAGGAAACGTTAAAATATTTGTAAACGGAATATTAATAGACACCCAAGCATGGGCATTGCCGACTACAGAAAATCAAGAATGGCATCGTTTTGTAAGTGATATTCCATATGTGTTGTTTCTAGGTGATGTTGTAACTTTTACATTTACTTTTGATGCTACCAATGGTGTTGGTGCTAGTGAAACCGTGTTTATTGACGGTATGATGTTGCATGACACCAATAGGTTAGACGGTGATGGTGCTGTAGCGAGCTACAATAAACCTCAAGGAAATCTTTTTAACATCTATACCGGTTGGGGTAATTATGCAGACACACTTTATACTGAAGGTGCGCCATTAACACTAGTTGATGGAGTAGAGATTTCCCTGCCTAATGATGCTTTAAATTCTTATGAACTACAAAAACCACTTGATGTAAACACTTTCTATGATGGAACTGTAATAACAGGAAGGGATGGAGACGGTGTTAATATAACTATTGAACTTCATTGTAAACCTTTAGGAGTAGGAGCAGACCCTAGGTTAAAGACAAGTATAGATATCGGTGGCGCTGTTGGTAAAATATACGAAAGCGAATTCTCTTTATCAAAAGGAAGTGGTGTGGAACATTATTTTTTAAAATCATTTGACGCTTACACTTTAGGAACATGGGAAGCAAACGGTGGAACGGTAAAGATTTTATCTACAAACGAAGATATAGCTGTTTATGACATTAGATATATAATAACAAGAACACATAAAGCAAGATAATTATGGCATTAACTATTAGAAAAAAAGGTAATAAAAATTTCTTTCACTATCCAACAGAAAGCGGTAGTCTTGTCTTTGGTTTATCTAAACTAACAGCAAAAGTCGATGGAGACTACTTATTGTTAGTAGAACCCAATGGAGCTAAAAGAGGTTCTTGGATTTATAGCGAAGTAAGTATAGTTGATGACTCTTCAGGAGGAGGTGTTGAGAGCTTTGCTTCAGGAATATTATTATTCCAAAGGCTAATAAACTTAGGATATCCAGCTTTTAGAGAGGACGGAGAGGTTGTAATAGCTGACTTAATCAGTAGCGATCCGTCCAACTCAATCACAGAAGGTGGAGACGGTTTGTTATTCGCTCCTGTAGGTGGAGGAGGGTCAGGTCAAGTAGATAGTGTGCAATCCGGAACCGATATTACTGTTGATGCATCAGACCCTGTTAACCCAATCGTTAATTTTACAGGTACATTAGGAGGTCAAGTAGATAGTGTGCAATCCGGAACCGATATTACCGTTGATGCATCAGACCCTGTTAACCCAATCG